CGACAACCTTGATTTAAGAGTGTCTCAAGCGATCCTCGAGGCAGTTCTCGTAACTGCTGAGACGATCCCTGCATCTGTGAAACAATTGGCTAGAATGTCTCTTCTTCCTGATATCCAATTAGGAGAAGAAATTCTTACCAATAGGAGAGGTCAAATGATGGGAGCTTTTTTGAGTTTCCCACTCCTCTGTCTCTACAATCGAGTCTGCTCGGCCTTTTCCCTTGGCCGGAAGACTCCGATGTTAATTAACGGTGACGACCTTGTCGCCGAGACAGCTGATCCCTCTCCTTGGTTTCACATCCTCCCGCGTGTCGGTTTAGAGCCCGAACCAGATAAGACCTCTTACGAGAGAGGCAAGGCAGAAATAAATTCTACCCTTTTCCTTTATAAGGGTCTCGCCTTTCCTGTGCCTGTGATCAGGACTAGGGCTCTATTACGTCGTGATTATACAGCGGTCGTGGGGGGAGATTTGGAATCCTTCGTTAAGGAATCCTATGAGTTGAAGTCTCGTGCTGAAGGTTATTACCTTCAGAGACTCAGATCAGTTATTCTGAAAGGTTTAAACTCAGGCTTACGTTTGGGTGACCTAGGGTTTAACTCAACTCATCTCCCCCTCCTTCGATCCAGTGGAATTTTTGGTTCCGCTGTTCGGATTGCCCGCCGTCTTCACCGACACGTCCCCCTCCCCTGCGGAGTAAAACCACTCAATGATACCCGTGTAGTTCATGGGACTCTTAGCTTTGCACAAGCTTCATGGAGTCACTACCAGAATACCGGAGACTTGTTCGGTACGGTTTCCTTTTTCGATGGAACCGCCCGATTTATCAAAGAGTGGTGGGCTACTCTCCTGGAGGAACGATTGACAACCGCTCCACCAGTAAAGTTGCAGACTCGATTTGAACTCAATTGGATAGCTTGCAAGCCAGTTACCATGTTTTTTGGTGAACCTATGCCAGTATCCAAGTTCAAACAACGGTTAATAAGTTCCCTTGGGAACAGAAAACCCGAGACTAGAGTAGCCGCCTCCGTCCTCCACTTGATACCCCCATCTGTGCGATGGAACATAGCTATCAAGACTGCCGCGGAAGGTGTTTAAGGCTGGTAACCTAAACTACCCAGAACGGTCCTATTGATTCAACATCTTTAGGAACAAGGTGCTCCGGGGCTGAAAAGCCCTCTCTGGAGGCCGGGTTAACTAGTACCCTCTTTCCTTAGTCCTAAGGTCGAGCCTTTCGGATCCCCCGGTCGGGAGAGTCTGAGTCCCTCGGAATGCGTCGTGCGGATAACTGGTCGCGTAGACCTAGCCCCCGTGGTGCGCGGCGTAGGCATTATAGGTTTTGAAATCCCAGGGATGGGATACCTGATGCCAATAGGGAACAGTCTTGATGGCTGGAGCCGATTTTAAGTCTTGGCTATGGACGACGGAGAATGGACTAGGCTTACAAAGCTTCGTTCTGAACTCCTG